GAATCACGATCGGTGTGCACGTAAACAACAGAATCAAATAAATGTGATATCTGTATGTCACCCGTTGCCATAAACTTCTTCTCCCTGTCATAGATTACGTTGTTAAGATCAATGACACGACGTGTGCAATTTTTCTCACCATCATGCGACAAATGTAAATAAACCTCACCAGAAGTAGGGTTGCTGTAATCAGACTCAATAATTGAAATCGTGGCAAAATTATTGAGCCAGTTCACAAATGTCTGATTTTTAAAGGCATCAGAGTATACATCAACCTTAGTGATCATATGTCTAAAATAAGAGAATACACGTTCAGTGAAATTAACGTCATGTATGTAAAAGTCAAACACAGCCATACAACCTGAGGAGTATTTGTTGTAATGCACTTTCGATATGTCATCGTATATCTCAGATGGTTTAATACGTACATTTTTACCAACTTTAAGTGAATTGACCCCAGAGTATTGCCAAGCAGTAACATGTCGTCTCTTGGTTGGCTTAGAAGTTAACACTTGGATCAACACACCTGGTGCAAATGACATATCAATAATGTCGCGACAATTAGGCATTGTATCAATATATGCGACGATATCCTCCATTTTTTGGGATAGTTGGCAGGTGCGTTTACACATACCCCAGAATTTAGACTGTTTGACCTCCTGGAAACTAATAATATCATTTGAAATATCAATAAGCTTATAACCACCAGTGTAGTTAGGTTTAAACTTACGATCATTCTTATGTATGACACTTATCAACTCCCAGTGACCATCTTCAACACCCTTGAACCCCATTTGGAATTCCACACTGATGGTGCGAGGGAAACCACCGTATGTCTTGTAAAGCATATGGGCAGAATAGGTTTTAATGTGAAGGTCATAATTGTTGACGAATGCAATGAAAGCAAGCTCCACATCAGTTAACCAAGTACTCTCCTCGTTCAATAAATGGTTACGCACTCGATGGGGAACCTCAAAAGTGTATTCTACTGGTTCTTGATCCTCGTCACTATCCATGTAATGCGTGCAAACAGTAGCTTCTTGAAATAATGCAATATCTTGGTCATTGTAATCAGTGACTAAGTGTCTCTTAGCATCTTTCCAAATTGCACGTGATAATGTTTGGTAACCACATTGACCAGAGCCATTAAATAGTTTTGGCTCAACGAACAAACCGTGATCACCCATAATAGGAGGATCAGCACCACCATGATCACCATCACTACAATCAGATGAGCTGTCTGATGTTATAGTGGTGTCAGAGCGTATTGTGGTCATACTGCTCACACTACTGACACGAGTTAAGCTGGATGAATCGGTGATGGTGTTGATAGTGGTCGTACTACTATAAATATTGCTGGATGGTAAATGGGAAAATAAGTCAACAACACTACCAACTTTCTTAAGAACTGCCATTTTACGACCACAAACATCAACGATATCAATAATCTCATTA